CAGGTCGCATTTGGTGAAACTTCAAATTTGGAAGTTCAAAATGATTTATCGAGATAAAATTGAAGCGGCCGAGCGCCAATTCAGAATTGCCGTTCAGTTTCCTTCGAAGATGAACCATTGGGATATTGAAAATGAATGATTTATTAAAGTAAACACCCATGATACCAAAACAGACAAAAGTTGATATTTTAAGAAAGCATGCCAAATGGTATGATGGCTTAAGCAAACTCGCTCAGGACGCATATCTGGCCGCAATGGATGAATACGCCCAATCTCAACCATCAGGACAAGGGGGAATATGGGTGAAGGCGGTTCCGAAAGACAATCTTAATCACTATCTCAGATTAACATCCAAAGACAAGAGGATAAAAGACAAAGTTTTAGCAACGGGGTATTACTACATTCCCAATGGCGTTTTAGTCAAAACCGAAGGGTGGTACTTATACAACTTTCCTGATTTCAATGAAGATGACTTTACTATTGAATATCTCGACGAAACTCAATCACCCATACCCGATAGCAGCAGAATAAGGACAATCCTTAAAATAATTACCGTCCTATGTGAAGAAAATGGAACTCCTATTGATGGCTTTAGATTCAGGGAGCTTATTCTGGAAGCCCGTGCAGCCCTGACCGATACTTCCTCCAATATGTCAGAAAATGACAATGGATGGATTGAAATAAAAGAGGGATGTGAGATGCCGGAGCTTGAAGATATTGTCATGGTGCATAACGGAGTACGGCCAGTAGTTGTAAGATACCATCCATTTGACAATATTAATCCCGAACAGTGTTGGTATCAAGAAGAAACAGGTAACTATCTTTTAGGTGCAACCCATTGGCAGTACATCAATTTTGAACCAGTAAAATAAAATAGTTATGCGAATAGTTGAATTTCCTGGATGTAACACATGGCTGAATAAGCCTGAAGATATGACCGATGAACAATGCGAAGGTGTACCGGCTTTTAGATCAAAGGATGAAGATGGTTACCCTTTTACACTTGTTGCGCTTCAACCAAATTATGAAGATCAAAAAGCTATTGCAGCGGGACGGCCAATAATGCTTAAAATACTTGGCAACGCTTTCCCCCCAATAGCAACCTTTACGATGGATGAAAATGATCAACCTAACTTCTAAAATAACCAACCATGAATAACGAACATACACCTTTAATAATGGGTGGCAAATTTGGTATAACCGCAGATAATGAATTAGCTTTTGTTAAAACAAATGCAGATGGGTCTTTATCCTACTTTGTATTTGATAAAATTCCAACAGAACCCGATTCATTTTATTATTTAAACATTACTAAAACTCCCGGCAAATATGAATCTGATTTTTTTAATGGGAAAAACCTTCAAGAGCTAATAGATAAATTTAATGATTCCGAATCTGCCCCCACCCTCAAACTCCAAAGGGATGAACTTCTTCAGGCATTGAGGGAATTGGTGGAAGTAGCGCAGGTAGCAATGGATTTCATGAAACACTTTCCAGAATACGATGATCACAGAAAACTAAAAGTAAGAATCACCAACGCTCTTTCAATCATTAATAAATATAAATGAGACATGGATCTCTTTTTAGTGGGATTGGCGGGGCCGAACTTGCGGCATCATGGATGGGATGGACTAACATTTTTCATTGTGAAAAAGACGCTTATTGCCTAAAATTACTAAAACAACATTACCCTGAATCAATAGAGCATACAGATGTTAAAACAACAGAATTTATTCAATACAGAGGCCGAATCAACGTCCTCACAGCCGGTTTTCCCTGCCAACCTTTTAGCCAATCAGGAAAAAGAAAAGGCAAAGAAGATGACAGATATCTCTGGCCGGAAACTATTGCAGCAGTTAAAGCAATTCAACCAGATTGGTTTGTTGGCGAAAACGTTCTCGGAATACTTAATTGGTCAAAGGGTATGGTATTCAACCAAGTGCAAACTGACTTGGAAGCTGCGGGCTACGAAGTATTCACGTATGTATTGCCAGCTTGTGGCATCGACGCTCCCCACAGAAGGGACAGGGTCTGGTTTATTGCTCACTCCCTCGACTGTGGACATAGGATTATCGGAGACGAGAATAGAAAAGAGAACGGCCTACAGAGCATCATTGGGAAGACAATATACTCCGGGGAATCTGACGGAACAGATAATGCGATTATTGCCGACCCTAACAGCGGTATCAGATGCAAAGGGAGGATGCACAAGACCAAACCCGAAACGACAGAACGACACATTAGCTCACGCAATGCACGGTTTAATGAAGGGGGCACCTGGAAATACTTCCCAACTCAACCCCCGCTTTGTGGAAGAAATGATGGGATACCCAATCGGATACACCGAATTAAAGGATTAGGCAATGCCTGGGTCCCACAAATCGCGTTACAAATCTTTAAAGCTATACAAGAATATGAAACCAATACTCACTAAGCCTATTTTGTTTTCGACTCCAATGATCCAGGCTTTACTTGCCGGTAGAAAAAGTATGACCAGAAGGATTATTAAGCCGCAGCCTGTTTTAGAAGAACCCGTTGTTTCAGTGCCAAGAATCTTTAATTATAAAGGAGAGCGATTTTATGAAAAGAACTACACTGATCGCCTTCTTTTGATGGGCAAATACCAGATCGGAGATGTTCTTTGGGTGAGGGAGACTTATGTCAAAGCCTGTATTTCAGAAGACGGCGAAGGCCCGATGGAAGGAAGCGATTGGAGATATTGGTATAGGGTTGATGATGATTGGAAGAATGAAGAATGGCATCATCCCCACAAGGACGGCCCACAACCATCGCCACGTTGGAAGCCTTCGATCTTCATGCCCCGCGAAGCTGCTCGAATCTTCCTAAAAGTAACTGACATAAAAGTAGAAAGAGCCTGTGATATATCGGAAGAAGATGCGATTAAGGAAGGGATTGAAAGTATCGAGCAAAAGGGTAAATTGAGAGTTTGGAAAAACTATTTATCTCCTAAAACTCCTTTCTATGGCAATAATTCAATTCTTTCCTTCCGCTCCCTATTCGAATCCATCAACGGCCCTGATAGTTGGGAGAAATGGGTATGGGTCTATTCATTCAATCAAATAGATAAACCATGCTAAAACGATTATTGATAGTACTAACCTGTATTGCGGGTATTGTGTTTGTTCCTTATTGGGTGGGGAGTAAGATGGACCCTCGCCACATAGATGTAATAGTGTCTTGGTGGACTGGATTTGTGCCATTATTTATTTCAATTCTATTAATAAAATTCGCAATCATTCCGGCTATCAACTGGATAATAAAAGGATCATGACTGACTTTACCCTCTTCGACTCATTAAATCCCCATATTTGGGCTAAGTTCAAAGAGATAACCTTCAGGCTGATTGAAAGGAAGGTGCCCAGGATAAGCTCTAAATTCGTTTGGGAGATAGTCAGGTATGAGGCTTATATGGAGACCGACCGGGAGGAATGGAACAAATACCGGCTAAATAACAATTTTACCGCCTATTATGGGAGGAAGTTTGTGGACCAGTACCCGGAGCATAAAAATAAATTTGAATTTAGGGCAATAAAAAGTTTGGTAATATGAGAAGTCTTCCTAATTTTGGCTTTCAATTCAGTTCTACAGGGCATGGTATAACTGAATTTTGTCGAACGAACATAAGAGCTTTTCAGGAAGGGATGCCCCCCGACTTGAGAAGCTTTTTTAATTTCGACAAGCCGACCAAAGGTGAGGGAGGAAATAAATCGTAACTCCGGGTTAAATGAGTGGAATGGACGCAACACTTTCCGCCCTCAGCCGATTAACTTAGTACATGGCTCCGCTAAGCAAGGTCCAGATGTGTTTGTTCCTTTGGGGGCAGGGGGCAAACACTTATGGGACCAATTTCATAGAAACATTCACCACAAGCAATTAATATGGAATTTTACTACAGAATTAAACAAACCTTTGAAGGGAACTTCAGGGTACAGTATAAAAATAAACTCATAGGATGGATATTGGGCTGGCAGGATGAAGGGGTTTATAGTACAAAAGAACAAGCAGAAAAAAGGATTAAATCAATGAAATATAAAGAACCAACTATATGCAGCCAGCCAGAATAGTTCAAATGACCGATAAGCCACCAGTAGATGAACGGCCCACACTTGACCAGGTAGTTAATTACATTCAGTTTAAAATGAACTGGCCTGGTAAGTTCACTAAATACTACTCAGAGAAGTTTTGGAACTTTTATGAAAGTAAAGGCTGGAAGGTAGGAAATCAGTCAATGAAGAACTGGAAAGCTTGTTTTAATGGCCAATGGCAACATCTTAAACACGAAAATGATTTTAAGGCCCTTTCTGAGGCTATTAGAGACGAATCTAAGGCTCATCCTGAGACAAGTGATAAAACAGTCGACAAAACAATTCAATACCTTAATGACCGTTTAAATGAATATTTCAAACACCCAACCTGGATAACAGATGAGACCTTAAACTCGATCTATGACTACCTGAAGGCTAATAAACCATTTTCGTTGCCTGCAGAACAAGTAAAGATCTGCCGGTCAATGGGAGAAGTTAAAGGTAAAGCCCAGGCGGTTAAGTTTCTACTGGAAACAATGATAAAAGAAAGGAGGAAGTTTATATGAAAACTATTTACGATTTTCCTTTTAATCAACCTTCTAACTGCTATCAGTATAATTATTTAGGTGTGGTTTATTTTAGTAATTATTATTACACAGGCCGCGATATTGTTTGTTGTTGGTTAATAAAAAAATTAAAATGAGTTTTGAATCTACATATCATAACGGCTTTTTACAGCTCGGTTTTAAATTCATAGACTGGAAAAATATAGGTATCTTAAAACATCCTTATTCCAAATCCCAGGTTGAAATCTTAAATGAAGTTTACCGGATACTTTTATCTAAAAACCTTCTTATGAAAATAGAAGAAATCCCCGATGAAGAAAAGAACCAAATCTGGGAAGAAGTCAAACCTCACGTTACTCACAAACCCAAAGACCAAAAGATAAAATATGCTAAAGCTGTCTATGTCCTCACCGAAGAAAAAAAAGAGATTAAAGAGCCTTCCAAAGCTTCTAAAAGACACCCAACAGATATTCAACCGCTGGATACGGGAACGGGACCAGGATAAAGGTTGTATCTCCTGTGGAGCACCAATAACACAAGCAGGTCATTATCTTTCACAAGGCCATAACTCACTAATGAGGTTTAATGAAATGAACACCAATGGTCAGTGTACCCAGTGCAACCTCTTTTTACACGGGAATTTAATTCATTACCGTTGTGGGCTCATTCAACGTTACGGTGAACAAAAGGTACTTTATCTGGAATCCAAAGCACACCAGGTAAAGAAATGGTCAAGACCCGAACTCGAAGCTATTATACAGACTTATAAACTCTAAACATGAACTATTTTATTGCTCCCGGCATTTCCTCAATGTCAGAACCTGAAAGAATAATATTTGACGTGGCTTATTATTTTAAAATCCCAATTGCATTATTAAAATCAAAGAGCCGCAAAAGATTTAAAGTATATCCTAGAATGGTTGCAATGTACTTCCTAAGGCAAAAGACTAAACTCCCTCTTAAAGCTATTTCTACTCTTTTGGGTAGGTCAGACCATACAACAGCAAGACATTCAATCAATACCATTAAAGATTTATGCGAAGTTGACCAGTCCGTAAAGAACGATATTAACAATTTGTGGAAAAGTTTGTAATTTTACCTAAAAGTAGGGATGCCTAAGGAAGACACACAATTCAAGAAAGGTCAAGGAGGAAGAGAGCCAGGAGTTCCAAACAAACTCACCAAGACAATCAGGGAATCAGTCCTCGAAGCTTACAATGAACTTCAAAAGGATAAGAAAGCCAATATCGTAGCCTGGGGCAAAAGACAACCTGGTTTGTTCTATCAAATAGCCGCTCGTTTAATCCCTACTGAAATCAATGCTACTCTTGCAGGTAAATTAGAAATCACTAAACCATCATGGTTTGATACGGAAGCAGCCTACCACATATTACCAGCTCAAAGCATCAAGGAAGAGATTAGTAATTAACCAGGGTGGAACGAGGTCAGGTAAGACTTACTCAATCCTTCAAGTTCTAATCGAATATTGCGTTTTCAATAAGAATGCAGGTGCAGTAATAACAATTGTCCGTAAAACCCTCCCAGCACTCAAAGGATCAGCATACAGAGACTTTCTACAAATCCTAGATAAGGAAGGCTGGTATGACGACGCTGCCCACAATAAGACCGAAATGACCTATTGGTTGAATGGGAACTTAATTGAATTTATAAGTATTGACCAACCCCAAAAGATCAGAGGACGAAAAAGAAACGTTTGTTTCATCAATGAGGCCAATGAACTCGAGAAGGAGGATTTCCTTCAGCTCAACCTAAGAACTACGGATAAGATGATACTTGACTATAATCCTTCGGATGAATACCATTGGATCTATGAGGACTTAATCAATGACAATGCTGAGTTCTACATAACGACCTATAAAGACAATCCACACCTACCTAAGGAGACGATTGATGTTATTGAAGCCCTCAAAGATACAGATGAAAACTACTGGAAAGTTTACGGACTAGGGGAACGAGGGGCCTCTACTGAGACTATTTATACACACTGGAAGTATTGTGAAGAATTACCAGGGAAAGGAGAAATCATCTACGGTCAGGACTTTGGTTACAACAATCCCTCCGCTTTAGTCAAAATAGAACTATGGGAGGATGCGATTTATGCTGAAGAAATCCTCTACCAAACCAAACTCACCACCAATGACTTAATCGATGAATACAAGATCCTCGGACTTCACCGGTCGGATCAGATCTACTGTGACTCAGCCGAACCAAAGACGATAGAAGAGATCCACCGGGCAGGATATAACGTTCAGGAGTCAGATAAAGAGGTTTTAGAAGGAATCAGGTCCATTAGAGGCAAAAGAATCTTTATTAGCAGAAACTCACCAAATCTGATCAAAGAGATTAAAAACTACAAATGGAAGGTGGACAAGACTGGAAAGGTCTTAGATGAGCCGGTGAAGTTCAATGATCACCTGATGGACGCTTTAAGATACGCCTGGTACACATGGTCAACCCAACCGCAGATAAACTGGTTACCACATTAAAAGTTGATAATATTGTTTTTTAGGTATTTTTACCCACAAAATAACAAAGTGGGTTTAAAGTCATTCTTCACAAAAGCTCTGAGTCCCTATATAAACCTTTACAACTTCCGGACCGGTGCCCTCCAACAGTTTCCGATAACAATAGGCCAACCGGCCGTCTATCCACCGCAAGAGACTCAGAGTTATATCGACGCTTACACTACAAATGCCTCTGTTTATACGATAGTCTCAACGATAGCCAATAAGTTCGGGTATATTCCGAGGTACGTTTATCAAATCGAGGATTCCGAAGCGGCTGAGGCTTACCAGAAGTACATTAAAACAAAAGGATTTGACTTTGTTAAAGCGGTCAAACTTCACAAAAAAGCCTACAAAAAGGCTGATTCAAAGATCAAAGTAAGGTATAAAAACTACTCAGAACAAGAAGTTGACAACGCTTTAGCTGATTTACTTAAAACTCCCAACGATCAACAGGGTCAGGATTCTTTCTTTGAACTGCAGGACATTTTTTATGAGTTAACAGGTGAATGTTTTATCTGGCTCAACAGGGGAGATTCGTTTCTCATTCCTACCCAGGTTTTACCGGATGGTACATTAAGACAAGGTGAAATGGTCGATGTGACTGCTCTTGAAGGAACCGATAGATTAAAGATTCCCCCAATTGAGCTTTATGTCTTTTCAAGTAACGACGTAGCTTTCAACGTCAACAGAAACACAATGACCGGTGAGATTATTAATTATATCTTAATCAGAAACGGTCAACAAACCCCGATTCCGAAAGAAGATATCATTCATTGGAAGAAACCAAATCCGAAATACGATTATTTCAACTTTACTCACTTAAGAGGGCTGAGTCCTCTTGCAGCCGGATTAAAACTTTATACAGCTGATAATGCAGCTATGGATGCTCAGGTAGCTATGCACCAAAATGACGGTGCTAAAGGAGTTCTTTACAATGAAACGTTAGATAAGCTAACACCAGTACAAAAATCGGCGGCTGATGATGCGATTGATAACAAGATTAACAACAGAAACTTAAAGAGTGCCGTTGCCATGCTCCCCGGGAAGTGGGGTTATCTTTACACAGGTCAAAATGCGGTTGATCTTGATTTAGGTGAAGCGATGGATAAGATGTTTTCACGTCTTTGTAACTTATATCAGGTCAATCCGAACTTCTTTGTCTCGGGCCAGACCTTTGATAACTTAGAACAGGCAAGAAAAGACTTCATCACCCAGACGATCATGCCCAGGGCTTGTTCGAACCGGGATGAATTGAACAGGTCTTTACTGATAGCTTTTGGACTCGACCCAAAGAAGTACACGATTGATATTGATATTACGAACCTTCCTGAGATGCAGGACGATATGGGTAAGCTTGTTACTTCTCTGGCCGCGGCTTGGTGGCTTTCCCCGAATGAGAAGCTTGAGCAGATGAATGAGGAAAAAAGCACTGATCCCAATATGGACAAAGTTTGGATTCCTAATAACTTAATTTTAATGGACGATGCAGCCGTTCCAATGCCAACGCTTGACGGATTTACTGGACAACCGGTACCGAATTCTACCAACGGATTGTCGGGTGGAACGTCGAACCAAAGCAAACCTCCGGGAAGTAATGGAAGTACGAATCAGGGAGGAAATAAGCCTAAGCCCGCAAGCAATAGATGAAATTTTGGATAAGTATGAAAAACGATTCCAATGAATATAAATATAATTCAGAAATTTGACCAGGGACAATTCATAACACTTAAAGACATTCTTTTTTCAATCAAATCACAAAACAGTAAAATCATGGCAACACAAGCAGAACTTGCGACCCAACTTGGAACGATTAAGGCAACGGTAGACCAGATTGCCACCGACGTAAAAGCAAACGATCAGGCTGAACCAGGACTGACTCAGGCAGTTACCGACCTCAGTACTTCGGTTGATGCTCTGAGAGCAGCTGTACCAACCGCACCGGCTCCGGCACCCGCTCCCTAATTGACCCGTCAAGGCTACATACGCAATCAGAAGATCATTCAAAACCGGCTCATGAATAAATACATGAGTCCGGTTTACCGTGCTTTAATGAGCCAGGTTTTACCTTATGCTCAGTATGTCGAGGAACATGGTGTTGAGGCAGCTTTACACAAAGCACGTTCGGATGTGGGAATCAATCATGAAATCGGTCCTGTGATAACAGCCCTTTATAAAGACTCGGCCAAACTTGCTGAACCTCAGCTAAGAATTAATAAAGCGGCTTTTGGGTTCAATCTTGGGTTTATTAAAGACGTTTTAGCTTATTTCGCTCAATACTTGTTCGAGAAAGTCGTTTTACCAATCACCCAAACGACAATGGACAATATAAGAGACCTACTCGAACAGGCGATTGAGGATGGCTGGGGAGTTGAGGAGACAGTATCTAACTTAAAGAACTCCGATATTCCCAAATGGAGAAGTAGAACGATAGTGAGAACTGAATCCATAAGGGCAATGAATTATTCCCAACTTAAAGCCGCTGACGATGAAAATTATGAAGTCGAAAAGATGTGGATTGCCATTGAAGACAAAAGGACGAGGATTGCTCATACCCATGCCGGTGTTGACGGGGAAATCAGGGATCTTTACGATGAATTCTCCAATAACCTCCTTTTCCCGGGTGACCCTACGGGTCCACCAAAGCAAACGATTAACTGCAGGTGCACGCTTGGGTATCACTATAAGCGTGATTTGAATAACGAACTGGTTCCTAAAAATAAAATCCTTCAATCTATTTAAACCTATAATTTTGAATTATGCTTCAGTTTAAAAACATTTCGGACAGCGTTTTAGATGTCGATGATAAGACAAGGACAGTGAAGGTGGCTGTTTCTGAGGTGGGCTCAAAGGATCTTGATAATGATATTATAGATAATTCAGCCTATACGAAAACCGTTTCAGAACGTGGCCCGGGTGCGCAAAACCTTATTTGGCATCTTACCGACCACAATCCGAGTCTTAAGTCAGCCATAGGTAAGCCATCTAATATAGTGATGGAGGGAAATAAACTGACTTTCACCACCAATATTGCCAAGACTGATTGGGGTAACGATGTTCTTGAAATGTACAAGAACGGAATGATTAATCAACACTCAGTGGGATTTAAATCAGTCAAAAGTGAACTGATGAACAAGGGTGAAGCTGAAGAGTACACTTTAATCAAAGAAATAAAACTCTTTGAAGGTTCAGCGGTTCTTTGGGGGGCTAATCCGAATACGCCGACTATGACGGTAGGAAAATCTGAAATGAAGCAAGAAGTTGATGTTATTGATCGCGAACTGGATATTCTTTCAAAATGTTTAAAAAACGGTAGATTTACCGATGATACTTTTGAATTGGTTGAACTTAGGATAATAAATTTAAAAGACAGGATTCGCAATCTTTTCTTAACAGTAACCACTCCCGCCGAGGCCAAAGCCTCACTTGAGCCGGTCAAAGAGAAAGAGTTTGTAAAATCATTACAGGCTTTAATTTTTCTTAACCGGCTAAAATAGCCACAATACAATATAATGGAAACAATGACAATGGAGCAAGCCGTAGAAGCGGTAAAAGCCTCCAATACCGAACTTATAACCAAAGCCACTGAAAAGACCGAAAAAGAAATTCAGAAAATGGCTATTGAGCTGAAGGCAGCCCAGGACAAGATTGAAGAGCTTAAAACCGATGCAGCCACAAAAGGAGCAACGATTCTGGATCTTCAAACGATTCAAAAAGACGCCAATGCACGTAATGCCCGTACCGTTCAGTCAGGGAAAGAAAGCTCTTCAGGACTTGTTAAGTCTCTTTCTGATTTGATTTGGAAGAATAAAGATGTTTTCGAAAAAGCCGCTGAGACTGGGCTGAAAATGGAGGATTTGAATTTCAAAGCTTCCAACGTTTCTTCGAGTTCAATGTCGGCTGGTTCGGCTTCTCCTTATGCTACCTTTCTACCCTGGCAGCCAGGTATGGAGCCAATTGGGCAGTTCAGGATTCGTTCTTTAGTGAGTACGATCCAATCTGATTTTGATGTGGTTTACTTCCCCCGTGCGAACTCACCTGTTGGTGCCGGTTCGTTCAGTCGTCAGACAACGGAAGGTAACGCAAAGGATCAGGTGGATAGGGGATGGACCATGAACAAAGTAACCTGCACAGCATTTGCGGCTTATTTGATTGCTTCACGTCAGTCTCTTCGTAATATCCCTTTCATGCAAACCTGGCTTCCAACGTCCTTAAATGAGCAGCTTTTGGACGCTGAGGATTTGGATTACGCCAACCAGCTTGTAGCGGGTGCAACGGGCTCAGCTTCGACCACAGGTGCCGGCTCGGTAGCCATTGAGCAAGTCATTTTCCTGCTTAAGAATTTGATCAAAGCAAAATTCTACCCAACAGCCGTAGCGATAGATCCGGATAAGTGGGCTTCCATGCTGATCACCAAACCGTCCAACTATTCACTTCCTAATGCGGTTGTGATAGGAACCGATGGAATGGTCCGCATTCTGGGACGCCCTGTTTATCCTGCCAACTGGCTTACCGGTGGACGTACGCTGATTGGAGACTTTACAAAAGCTTCGATCATTGAATCAGAAAGTCTTTCCTTGCGTCAAACCGATTCACACGCTTCGACGTTCATTGCAAACCAGGTTACTTTCCTTCTGGAAAGAACTGAACAGCTTGCAATCTTCCGTCCTGATGCGTTCAACACAGCTATCTTGAGTTAATAAAATAGGAATAGTAAAAGAGTCCCCTTTTCTAAGGGGATTTTTTTTTATTACTACTTATTACTACTTTTAATAAAAATTACTATGCCTAAAATTGAAAAGAAAGAATCAGCCGAGAAAGAAATCAAAGCCTCTTCTCAGAATGATTACGAACAACAGGAAGCCAAATTACTCAAGGATATGGAAGATGATGGTTTCCGACTTACAGGAATGATGAATCCCCTACCGTTTTTTGGGAAGTATTATTTCCTCAAAGACCCCCAGAATCCAACCGCAAAAGAGTTTAGTTAATGGCTTTAACCGTTACTATAAACCAAGATGAGGTAAGCCCTTCACTTATGATGTATATTGTAAGATCATTTGAGGAAGGGTTAACTTTTGGTTTAAAGTGCGAAGATTCTGCTATTATTTTTTGTATCGGTAATTTAACGGCTTACTGGATTGGTAAAGACGGGAAAGAGGCCCAGCATAAATCAAGAAATATAGAGGATTTTAAGAACGTAGTAAAGCTTCAATGTATTTCTCATAAGGAATTCTTCTTACCAAATCAATATTTAAATGATCCTGGTATTAACCCAAAAATCACGTCCGGAAAGATTCGAACAATTTCTTATTGACAATGATCCTTATCTGGATTTGGAACAGGTTGTTCCTTTTTATTCAATAGATCACCCAGAGCCGTTTAAATCGTTTTGTCTCTCACAGGCAGCTATGATCAGATGCGCTAATTATAGTTCACCTTCCGATGGTCCTGTTTTGCTGATGGAGGATGATTGCATGTTAAAGGCTCCTATTCCGGATATTGAGGTTGATTTTGATCTTATTTATCTCGGGTGCAATCTTCACGGCGAAAAGCCCGAACCGGTCACAGCAAATTTAAGCCGTGTGAGAAAAGCATGGATGAGTCATGCGATTATTTACTCAAAGAAGACTTTGGAGTATATCATTTCAAAGTATAATCCGCATACCTGGAATATGTATGACAATTGGCTGAGTGAACAGCTTGATAAGCTCAATGGACTTGTTTTAAACCCGATGATAGCTTTTCAAAGACCATCTTTGACTTATAAAGAGCCTAAAGTAAGTGATTTATGGGGGGCTCATACTGATTACACTTATACAATTGAGTCAGGGAATGAGCTCATGAAAATCGTCGATTAAAAATCGAGTAAAAGTACGCATAGTAATACCAAAACTCCTTTATAGCTTTGAGATATGAAAAAGCTAAACCTTCTATACCGAATTTTATTCATTGTCCTTTGGATTGACCTGGTGATGATAGCTGAATGTTTCAGTCAATCAAAAGGGGACAATACAATAATTGTAACCCCTGCAAAATATTCTCAGGTGATTGAGACTTGTTATAGGCATAATATTTTCATTCAATACCAGGATACGCTTAATCAGGCTATTTTTACTCAGCCTCAATCGGATGATTTTGGGTCTACATGGTACTATAATATTCTGGTGAGAAATGATTCAGCTTTTATTTCAGGAGTTTACCAACTGAGCAAAGTAGCTGCAGGGATGTTTGCTGGTATCGATACCGGCAGACAACCAATTGCTTTTGTGGGCTGGAGAACAGGAAGTCCAAGAGTTTTCTTTTCTTATATGACTAAATTCGCATCTCTTTTGGGTCCGATTACTTTTAAAAAAATATGAATCATTTAATCTGTTTTGCTTCTGAGAATATGACTATTTCAAGAGATAAATGTATTCAATCGGCTCTAAAGCATGGGATGGATACTTTTACCAGATGCTCGTCTGATGATATTTCAGACGAGTTTTTTATTTTCAATAAAGATATTTTAGAGCAACCCAGAGGAGCCGGGTATTGGCTTTGGAAGCCTTATTTTATTTATCAGGCTCTTTGTTCCCTTCCGGAAGGTTCTTACGTTCATTACTCTGACGCCGGGATTGAATTTGTTGGGAATGTTCAGCAAGTTATTGACGCAATGGACAATGATTTGATGCTTTTCTCAAACGGATGGCAGGACGTTCATTGGAGTAAGATGGACATCATAAGAGGAATCAATGGAATGACTTTCCAGGTCACTCAAACCCAATCAGGAAACTTTTACAATATGGGTGACTATGAGGACTACCGGCAAGTGCAGGCGAGTAACTTAATCTTTAAAAACACTGAATTCTCAAGGGACTTCGTAAAAGAATGGCTCCTTCTTTGTCAGATCCCGGGTTGGATTGACGATTCTGTTAGTATAATTCCAAACCATCCGGAGTTTCAGGACAATAGGCATGACCAGAGTATTTTAACGGCTCTTTGTTACAAGTATGGAATTAAGCAACATTGGTTTCCTTCGACTACCAACCTCCATAAAAGACAAGATTTTTCAGATAGATACGATCCTATTTTCCTTCACCACAGAAAAAGAAATGAAGAATGGTAAATTGGTGGCCTAACGGGTATCAGGAAGACTTTGAAACTATTTCAATAGAACCCCTTAAAAAAGCTATTGAATTACTTAAAGGAGATACTTGTCTTGAAATAGGCTGCGGAAACGGGTATTGGTCAAAAGAACTCCTCGGAAGGTTTAAATTGACAGGAATTGATATTATAGAAAAGTCCGACTTTTTAAAAGGAGAATATATAAGACTTTGGAATTTTGACTGGAACAGAAAGTTTGATATAATATACTCTTTTGGGGTTTTTTGCCATCTTCCCCTTTGGCACCAACAGGATTATCTTTATAAAGTAAGGAAGATGCTCAAAGGGAAAGCACTTATAAGTTTTGCCAATTGGGACAGGCACCCCTCCCTTTCGATTCATAGTAACATAAAAGAGATCGATGGATGGTATTATAACAATTTAGAAATTACCAAAACAATGTGCCTTAATGCGGGTCTGAATATGACTGATATTGATCCTGCTTACAGGGACACAATTGCTTTATTATGGTAGAACTTGACCAAACCTCACTCAAAAAATGGCAGGACGGTAATCTTGAGTATATGAGATACCGTTACCCTTTGAAACAAGATTCAGTGATTGTTGATATCGGTGCTTACCAGGGAGAATGGTCAAAGAAGATCAGAGAGATGTATGGGTGTGAAAACTTCACTCTTTTCGAACCTACCGATAATATTCATGCTTGTAACTTCGGACACAAAATACAAGCTTGTGCGTGGACCGAAGACACCGAAGTTCGGACGAACGGAGCCTTTTACTACACTTCCCAGCTTCATAATGACGAGATCGGACTAAATAAATACCAGGCTGTGAATATCACTAAACACTTCCCTCAGAATGTGGATTTATGTAAGATCAATGTGGAAGGAGCTGAGTGGTATTTAATTCCTTACATGATCGCAAAGGGACTTATGGACCGGTGCAGGTTTATTCAGATTCAATTTCATCTTACGGACAAACTTGATTACAAGACGATTTACAAAACGATTACTGAACTTTTAAAAAAGACTCACACCCAAGAATGGAATTGTCCTTATGTGTGGGAGTCATGGACCAGAAAATGTTGACTTTTATAAAAGAATATTCAAGGAATTTCTTCTCTCAGAACGGCGAAGACGGAGTTATAAACGAGATTTGTAAAAGGATAAAGCTTTCAGGTGTGGCGATTGAATTCGGGGGTCATGATGGTTATTTCTGTTCGAATGTTCGCCTATTGGCCGAATGGGATAAGTGGAAGATTCTGCAATATGATATTGACCCTGGTAATGCGGAGGTCATTGAAAAAGCCATTACAGACGAGAATATAAACGATTTGCCGACTTGTCAGCTGATGAGTATAGATATTGATGGAAACGATTTTAACGTCTGGAAAGGGCTTAAATCAACTCCTGATGTGATTATAATTGAAATCAATTCCGGACTTCGCCCAATGGAGGATTTCTTTCATCCTTCACATGGATCTAATTATTCTCAAATGGTCAAACTCGGAATTGAGAAAGGGTACTTTTTAATCGGTCATACAGGGAATTTAATCTTTGTGCTGAATAAATACAGAGATCTTTTCCCAGAGATTGAGGGGGATGGACTTTCAAATTACTGGCTTTATTTTAATTCCTCCTGGTTATGATTACCTATCTCCAACTTGGACGAATGGGACGGCTGGGAAATCAGATGTTCGAGATTGCCGGCACTATTGGAGTGGCCAGACAATCAGGTCAGGAGTTTGCTTTCCCTGAATGGAAGAATTATGATAATTTAGAACGCTTTGGACAGAATCATATAAATGTGCAGGATTATTTTGTCAATCCCTTGCCGGTTCTTGAAGATCCAAGTAGATATCAATTTCAGGATATTCCTTACTATTGGGGTTACAGGTACGAATATCACCCTACGGGAAATTGGAATCTTAATGCTCACATGCAATCGGATAAGTTCTTTAAAAATGATTTGGAGGAAGTGAGGCATTATTTCACGATGAAGGATGAAGTTGAGCGACCTTATACTGCGATTCATTGGCGTGCCGGCGATTACGAAGATAACCCTGAAGCCTACCATCCTCGACTTACAAAAGAATATTATCTAAAGGCAATGCAGCATGTATCAGGTCCTTATATGATCTTCTCAGACGATCCGGTTAAATGTAGAGAAATTCTCAGGATAGATGGGTTTTATCCGGATGGAGATTATTTAACTGATTTTAAGCTAATGAAGTCCTGTAAGAATTTTATTTGTGCAAACAGCTCTTTTTCGGTCATGGCTGCTATCTTAGCCAATCAACCAGGTAAGCAGATTGTTTGCCCTAAGAAATGGTTCGGTCAGATCGCAAACCTTGATACAACCGACCTTTACCCTGAAAACTCAATTGTAATATGAGAATCCTTCTCTCGGTTCATCTTTATCCTCCAACTCACAACGCCGGGGGTGAATCACTGATCCATAACATGGCTAAGTTCCTGATAACAAAAGGTCATGAAGTTCACGTTTTACTTCACCAGGGCGGTCTTTACGGGATTGATACTCTTTACGAATGGGAAGGGGTTACGGTTTTCCCTTTTAAAGAGAATGTAATGCCTATTGTCGACTGGGCTGAGGTAGTCATAACTCACTTAGGTTATACGGCTTGGACTTGTATTATCGGTAAAGAACTTTCAAAACCGGTTATTTTCATTTCCCATAATACGTGGATTTACGACCAGATGGATATTTATCCTGAAACGAAAGTCATTTATAACTCCGAGGCGATGAAAAACGTCTTAAAGTACAAAAATGACTCTTTGGTACTTCATCCTCCTTGTGATTTCAGAAAGTATGATCTTAAAATGGACCCTTCTCAGAATAAGTACATTACGATTGTGAATCTAAATAAAAACAAGGGGGGGAAAATATTCTTTAATATTGCAAAGGCGATGCCAGACAGAGAGTTCCTTGCAGTCAAAGGGGGTTACGATCCTCAAGTGTTACAGGAGCTTCCGAACGTGAAATTGGTTGAAAACGGCCCGGATATTTTAGAAGTTTACAGAAAAACCAGAGTTCTTTTAATGCCCTCCAAGTATGAAAGCTGGGGGATGTGTGCAACGGAAGCAATGTGTTCCGGGATTCCGGTGATTTACTCACCTACTTTCGGACTGAGTGAAAACGTTGGTCAGGCTGGGTTAATAGTAGAAGATCCCAATCCGGACTACGAAGACGATGATTTAGACCGAATGACTGACGGTAAGATTTGTGAAAACCCTGGTTTAGATCCTTCGAATTGGGAAGCGTGGGTGACGGCGATTAAAAGACTTGACAATAAAGAATTTTATAAAAGGGTTTCAAACAGGTGCAAGAAAAGATCAAGAGAATTAGACCCTTTACCGGAGCTTGAAAAACTGGAAAAGTTTTTATTTAAAGCGATAAAAGACAATGAACAGGTTATCCATCAAAGATATCTACAGAGATGAATCATACTACTCGGGTGCCCAGACCGAACCGGTTTCCCTCTCAGAGACCAAAGCACATTTAAACATTGAAGACACTTTCACGACCGATGACGCCTTAATCTCAGGTCTCATTTCAGCGGCAAGGAACCAGATTGAAAACTTCTGTAATATTTCAATCCTTTCAAAACTAATTACTTGTACTTTAGCTTATCAATCCAATGCAGGTCCTTATAAGAAGAATTTTGACCGTTTATTCCTCGGGCAAGGACCTTATGATAATCAATGGTTTCAACTTCCTTACGGACCCATCAGGGGGCTTTTGACGGTCACGGCCGTAGATCAGACCACTATTATAAACATGGTCTTAAACCAGGATTATTTTCTTACCGGGACACAGTTTTTAAGTATCCAGTTTCAATCGATGTACCCGAATTACATTTTGATTTACCAAGCGGGGTGGCCTTCAATTCCTTCGGGTTTAAAACTGGCGATCTTAAACGAAGTAGCTTTCAGGTATGAAAACAGAGGCGACAATACAAACAGATATGCTTCTCAAAACGTTGGTCTTTGTGAGGCTGCGGAATATCTTGCCAGTCCTTTTAAACGCTTACAGCTGTGAGTTCATTTAATCAAAATATCTTCCACCGGGGGAAAATGAGATACGTGGCAACGTTCAGAAATCCTACGGTGGTGTCTGATGCAGCCGGGGGTACTTATAATTCGGGTTATAATGACGTTTTAACCACAAGATGCCAGTTAATAAAAGACTCAGGACAAGAAGTGCTTTCTACCGGGCAAGTTTTTTACAATGGTACTTATACGATGAGATGTGGTTATCGTCCGGCGATAGGGATAAATTCTGATACTTTGGTTCACATTTCAGGCCCGGGGTTACCTGTGGCGACCTTTAAGATCAATGACGCCGTTCGGGTAGATATGATCAATCATTTATATGAATTTAAACTCATAGCCGCAAATGTCAACTAATGCGTTCAGGATGGAGCTTAAAGGAATTGATGAACTCAAAGCAAGAATTCATCAAATGCCCGATACGTTACAAACTGAACTCCAGGCGAAGATTAACTCGGGGGCTGAGGCAATTGCGGCTGAAGCAAAACAAAGGGCTCCTGTAAATTTTGGTATTTTAAAGAATCTTATATCAAATACAAAAGCCCAAAGTTCAGCCGATGGTCTTACGGCTGTGGTTGTCTCCGCAGCAAATTATTCAGCTTATGTTGAATTTGGAACGGGGACGAAGGTTTCTGTCCCACCGGATTTGGAGGAGTTTGCCATTCAGTTCAAGGGTACCAAAATAGTAAAGGGAATGAGGGCTCAACCTTATTTCTTCCCGGCTGCAAAAAGGATTTTTCCTCTCATTGAGGACGATGTTCAAAAAACCTTAGATAAACTTTGATAGACGTTAAATTTCCCATAAGAAAAGCAGTTTATGAATGTTTAAACGGAAACGTTTTAGACCTTGAGGGGAACGTATTGAATGTCTATGACGACGAACAGAAGTTAGGAGATTTCTTTTCCACTTATATACTTCTCGAACAGCAAAGCGGGACTCCCACAGATGAGAACCAAACTATTTTCGCTTCACATGAGGATATCTTGGTGTCAGTGGTTAAAAAGAACCCAGGAAGGGTTTCTAAATACCAGGTCGATTTTATCGCTAATCAGATCCTTTCATTAGTCTTTCCTACTATACAGCAAAATGGGCTTCCGATTCAATCAGGGGTTCAGATACTTGATTTAAGACTCGGACAGGATCAGTACCAAACGTTCACACTTGAACAAGGGGACGCTGTTATAAGGAGAATGCTTACTTTTGAAATGGATGCTTTTCAGTGTGACCCGATTACGCCACCATCACAAGGAGGATTTGGAATGTTCAAAAAAACCAGTACTGACTTTACAACAGCAACAAATTGCCCGATTCCTGAATTAGCTGGTTTAGGAATAGTGGTTTATCTCAATCCGATTAAGTGGCTTGAAGAAGGAACAGATTTCACCAATCTTCCCAGCGGGGGCTTTAATATCACAATTCCGGGTTTTAATGCCGCTGATGCCAATGGTCCCTATGTATTTTATGCAACTAAAAAAGAAAATTAGGTTATTTCTGAAATACTTTAATTTTGGTTCAAACAACGAAAAATGAGTCAATCAGCCATTCAATCCGTTAACCTACCGATAGAGATTTCTCAGGATAACGGGGTTACATATAAGTCAATCATTTGTATCGAAGGGTTTGCTGTAACCAATACAAGTCCGACAAATGATGCAGATACGGCTTGTGGACGTTTCGTTGGGATTGGGATTGAGGGCTCAGAAATTCAGGGAACCGGTGTAGTGGCAATGTTCCCGACAGCCTCACAGCTTTCTTACCAGGATATTACAACATTTCAATTCAATTTAACACAGGTCAAATACAGAACCCAATACCCTTCCACGGGTTCAATTGGTGGTTATCTCTATCAGACAGGCCAGGCTCTTTTCTCCGTTACTTCGATTCAGGATGCAGCCGGTCAGGTAGTTAAGTTCGGTTTCACGCTGAAAGGAATTGGTTCAAGAAATATAGTCCCAGGAACATGATTAAATTAGATATGGCAGGGGTCGAACTTCCTCTTTTGTTCGGACTTCCTGCTTTAAGACGAATAGTTGAAAAGACTTCTATTAATGAGTTCACCGACTCTATCTCCCTTACTTTTTTCAACATAAGGGACATCCTTTTTTCAGGGTATTTAAATCACTGCAAAGCTGAAGATATCGATCCAAAGATTTCAGCTAAAGACATTTACGATTATCTGGAAACCAATCTTTACAATGAAGTTGAGTTTCAGAAGATCGCAGATGCGGTGAATGCTTTTAATACGTCTAAATACCTCAAACCTACCAACGGTAAGGCGTCAGATGAGGAAAAAAAAAGCCTTTCGACTTCGACGAAATAGAAGCTTTCTGCCTGGGGAATAATTACGATTATGTTCGTCTTACGTGGAGGGAATATCAACTTATTTTAAGGGAACACAAAAGGAAGGACCTGGTTCAAATGAGTCATACCAGGCTTGTTAGTTTCTGGTCGGTTGCTGCATATCTTCCCAAAGGAACGACAATAGAAAAGTTCTGGCCCCTCGACTCCGACGAGTCTGAAGATTTACAAGGGTGGGAGGAAAAGGCTTTATCTTTGATCATGCAGCGTGAGGAGGAATATTTAGCCAACCAAAAAAATCTTGAACAGTTATGAGTATCAGGGAATCACTCTTAAGGCTGGTGGTTTCTTTTGAGACAAAAGCGGCAATCGCCGGCATGAAAGAATTAGATGCTGCGGTAACTCAAACAGCTGCTAATACCACGAAAGCAGGTGATCAGATTGCAGAAACTTCAACAGCTCTTGACGGGGTAACTACAAGCGCAAATACGGCCAAAACAGCCCTTTCCGGCATAGGAACAGGTATTGCAATAGGTGCAGCGATTGCGGCTGTGGCAGCCCTTGCAGTTGGTTTTGCTGAAGTAGTCCAAAATGCAAGAGCGGCCAAAGATGCTACTGAAGCTTTTGCGGTTGATTTGGAAAGATTAAAAGAAGCCTCAGACGGAGTTATTGACAGATTAAAGCAGGAAGGGAAACTCATTCAGGCTATTGATGACCTTGAAGGCAAAACGGCTCCTCAGAAAACGGCTGATCAGATTGCAAATAACAACCGGGAGATTCAGGCTCTGACTAAGAATTTATCCGATCTTCAAAAAGCCCGTGAAGAACTTCAGAAACCCAATGATTTAAAGTTAGCCGATGTTGAAAAACAAGGACTTTCAATAGTTGAGCAGGAAATTGCTTCTCGGAAACAACTTAAACAACTTCAGGATGAAAACAATATCCTTGCAATTAAGCAACTCACTGAGCAGAATAAACTTGCTGAGGATAACAACAAAGAAGCCAAAGACGAACTCGGGAAAAGAATAGCCATCCTCGAACAAATCAAACGAATCCAGGATGAACTCTCAAAAGGTTCTAATCAGCCTCTTTTCCGGCAAGTAGCTGATCAGGGGATTAATGAAAAAATAATTCAGGCGAAGATTGCAAAAGCAATTCAAGACGGGGCCAAAGATCCGGCTAACAAAGACGCTTTTGATCAGCTTGCGGCCGAGTTACAGAAGCAACTTTCAGCGACTAAGAACCCGAATCTAAAGGCGAATATCGGGGGAATAGTAGACGTTACAGACGACGAAATTGCAGCTTTAGATAAGAAGATTTTCGACAAATTCAAAAAGATAAAACCTATTGACATCCCTGTAAATGTAAATGTGGATAAGCTTCTCAATGATTTGAATAGAATTTTAGCCAGGGGTCTTGAACAAACTTTTTCTACCGTGGGAGATGCCATTGCTTCGGCGATTGGAGGCGGAGCTAAGGGGGTAGAAAATGCTGGTAAGCAGATTCTTCAAGCCGTTGGAGGGCTTATAAAAGACATAGGGAAAGCTTTGATTGAATATGGTATTGTTAAACAAGGGCTTGATAAAATCATTGGGACCGGGGGTCTTGCCATTCCCGGACTTGTGGCTATTGCTGTAGGTATAGCAGCTGAAGCGGCTGGTGCCCTGGTTGCCAATGCCGGCAAGAGTTATAAAGCTTTAGCCGTGGGGGGAATAGTAACCGGTCCGACAAATGCGTTAATCGGGGAAGCCGGTCCGGAAGTAGTCTTTCCTCTTTCTCAGTTAAACAGATTTGTGAGGGGTGTTCAAACCCAGGCTCAGTCTGCCAATGAGACTACGACAGTTTTAAAAGGAACAGATATTTGGCTCTTAAATAAACGGGTAACTAAAAATCAAGGCTTTACAGGTTGAGTTATGTAACTAAATATCAGTCTAATTTTCAATCTGAGCTTTCGGAGAATTATGAGATTCTTTTTGATTTTCTAAACTACGCCGGGGGAATTACGGATATTAAAGTGGTTGACGTAATCAACCGGTCAGTGGTGGCTGATGATAACCGGCTTACTCCGATTTTAGGTAAGGAGCTTTTGATTACTATCGAGGTCGGGGTCAGTGATCCGGTTTCAATTCTGGATTTAATTGCCACACATGATAATGATATACGGGTAACTTGTAACCTGGTTAAAGCCACTGGTGATAAATCAATGATCTTTCAAGGGTTTGTTGTGGTTGAAGATAACAATCAACCCTTACAGGATAAACCTTGTGCGCTTAATATCCGGGCTCTTGACGGACTCGGGCATTTAAAAGGGGTGGATCTTCAGGATACCAACGGGTTAAGGTTTGTCGGTTCTTTAACGATCATAGAATGGATTGCTCAGATCCTTTACAAAACAGATCAGACTCTTCCAATAAGGGTTTATTTCAACATCTTTCCCTTTAACCTTACAGAGTCAAGTGCTTTTGATGAAATTGCTTTAAACTCAAACACATTCTCCCAGGGGGATGCTTTTAATGTTTCACCTACGGACCCGAGTATAGATATTAACGCTTCAAGTGCAGATGATTGCTATACTGCTCTTGAAAAGATTATTCGGTGTTTTAAGTGCAGAATTTTCATGGAAGACGGAAGATGGAATATAGTTTCCCTTTGGGATCACATGAACCCCGAAGGAATGAGTTTTGTCGAATTCGCTCTTCAGGCTCCTATTTCCGGAATAGTCCCGGTGGCTCAAACTGACATTCAACTCAATCAAAACTATGACGTTCAGATAGGTAAGAGTGAAGTAATTTATCCCTTTAATGCCGATGCGGATATTTATTTAAAACTTGCTACCAAGTGGATTAAATTAACGTACAACTATGACCAGTCCCAGAATAAAGTTTGTAACCAGGATTTTACAGAAGGAACCTTAAACGCTTTTACGGGAACGATATCAAGTTCAATTCAGGATACTACTATTAATCCACCGGTTACTTTCAATTATATAGGGTATGACGCTTATTGTTGGACAAAGCAAGGTGGAACGATTACAGCCGGCTCAGGAGGCAATTATCAACCTTTCCCGGCCACTGTAACGACAGCCGATGTTTATATACGTTCTGTTTTGGACTCACTTGATTATGAGGCTTATCGTTATCTTACGGTTAAATCTCAATCGGCTTTAGCTTTCGTAAAGAGTTCTACTTTCAAAATAGATATAGGGGATTGTTTAGAAGTGGCTTTCGATTGGAGGCTCATGACTTCCGGTACCGGAGGGGTGAGATCGGTTTTTTATATTCTTCTTGCCGGGATAGATGGAACGTTTTGGGCTCTTGGGTACCCGGGGAGTACGGACGATTACCATTGGTTTCAATGCGACTCAAATTACTATGCTTTAGCCGCGGCGGGGGTGACTCCGTTTATTCATTATGATTCTTCCGGGGGAACGGCCAATAACGAGTGGAATACTTTTGACGTTAAATTAGGGGCAACGGGTAATTTTAATACCGTGCCGGTATCCGGAGATTGTTTTTTGGTTCTACCGGGTGAAAATGATGGAACGGAAACCTGGTTTAAGAATATCTCCGTTACAATTTTCCCTTTTCTACAAGGGTCTTTCAGGCAACTTAAGGGGGATTACAACTACTCGTCGATTGCAGATAATATTAAATTAACCGAGTCGGATACAGTGGAAATTTCCGATTCTCCTAAAAGGTACTTCAAGGGGGCTCTTTTACAAAATGACGGCCAAACGCTTTTACCTCCATCTTTTCACCGTAGGGGAAAGAACGGACTTGAATCTTTTCGTTTCACTCAAGGCATGGAAAGAATCATGTGGAACCTTTTAAACCACATGAATTATAAGATTGAAGGAACTTTTAAAGGACTTCTTTACCAAACCGCAGATTTGGACCTTCATCCGGCGGGGTTTTTAAACAACTACTTTTTTGTGGATGGTGATTTCCAGACTAAGAAATTCATTCTTTGTTCTTTTGACAGATCCCTTGCTACGGGAACCGGGAGGCATGTTTTCGTTGAAATAGTGAAAGATGAGAATACCGATCCTTTTATTGATCCCGCTCTTTCGCCTAATACTTTTAAATTTGATTACATTTTCCAATGAGTACAAACGTAATACAAGGTATAGATGCGGTCTTAAGCTTTAAAAAGAGTACCTTTTTACCGTTTGTATGCTCGTCTAACGTCGATATTGAGATCACAACAGACACGACCTCAGTTAAAACGATTGGAGATGGAATCTGGGACAAACAGAAAGCAGTTAAAAACTCCTATACGATAACCCTTTCAGGGGTTTTGAAATTTGATAATGCTAATTTCTCCGGCTGGGATGTTATTACAAACCAAATCGGCTGGGTTGATCTTGAGTTCCTTCTTTCCTTTACAGACGATGCAGGGAATATAAAAAGCTTCTCCGGGTTCCTTGTGGTTCAGAAAACGACTCTGAATGCGGCTGTTGGGCAAGTAGTTAAAGATGATTTCTCTTTCGTCGGCAATGGAGGTTTAAAATATTTCGATGGTTTAATTCCTTGTCCCTCAGCAATCACGGCGATTGTTTGTACAAATCCGACTGACGCAAGCGGGAATTTGGTTTTTACTTATACTTACACAGGGGCTCCTTATCAGGTCAAATATCGTTTAGATGGATCAGGTCCTTACGCTTACGCTTTAGTAACGGGGACTTTTACTATTAACGGTGTTTCAGTAGGGACACACAGTATAGAAGTTATTCCAATTTGTTCGAATAATTACGAAGGAACCAGTGATCAAATTACATTCTCAGCCACTCATTCATTAACGTGTACTCTCGCGATCACTTCAATAACTTCAAGCGTTTCCGGAAACAACGTAACGTGGACGGTTAACTTTAACGCAGCTCCCGGGACGGCAACGATTCGTTACTCAATCGACGGAGGGGCTTATGTTTATCCTTCCATCTCTTTGGCAAATCCGACAATTTTCGTAACTGCTTTACCAGTGGGAGCGCACACGATCAGTATTATTCCGACTTGTGCGAACGGAGTAGACGGAACAGGCAACACAGGAAGTGCAACCGTTTCAGGGGGTTCTTTAATCTCGACAGTGAATTACAACTTCACTGCTATCCCAGGAGGTTCACCGCTGTTTAATATTTACGTAAACGGACTGGTTACCGTTACCAAGTCAGCAACCGCTTCCGGTTCAATCAATGTCAATACAGGAGATGTTGTAAAAGCTCTTGTACAGGTTAATTTCGCCGGTCGGGATATGAGTTTGAAAGTTGAAGATTCAACTCTTGTGACGACCCTTTACAATCACAGTCAAATTACCGGAGCCGGTACAGTTACAGATAGTTATATTTGGACAGCCAATGGGGACACTTTTTTAATCACCGCAACCATTAGTCCATGAGTGATATAGATGTAGCAATTGCGTTAATAAACGCCAATGTGAATAATTACCCAAATCAGGCTTTTCAGAATAATACACTGAAAACGATACTTCTTTTGATGTGCGGGCAAATTACTGGTGGCGGGGGTGGTGGATTTGATGGACCATTCCAACTCACTCAGGCCAATTTCACCACTTCGGTAGATTGCCCGATTCCGCTCTTTACCGGGCTTTCAATACTTGTATATTGGAATGATGCTCAAAGATTTTTAACCAAAGGTGTAGAATGGCAGGACTACCCGGGGGGTGGGTTTACGATTTTAACTGCTGCTTTACCGGGATTTGATGCAACCGCAAATAATTATACATTTTATGTCTCGATTAAAGGTAATTAGCTTCTTAATGTTTTTGAGTTTTGGGCTGAAAGCTCAGGTGCCTGTCCCAAGAGGTCCGGCTACTGTTTTGGAGCGTGATGCAAGAATTCAAGGGTATCTTAATCTTGTCGTTCCCAGATATGCAGATACAACGGCTGCCAATACTCAAAAGGGGCTTGATTCCCTGGGGGCGGTGGTTTATACCAATGCCGATACGACTATCTGGGTTCGGGGGGTGAGTGCAAATGGGACACATATTTGGAGGAGGGTAAGTACGGGGAGTTCGGTTACATTGCCTAGCTCTTATTATCAATCAGGTCTTTATGCTTTCAATGACTCGACGGTTAGGTTGGGCCATAACGCTTTTTTGGAGAACGTCCATTTTGATGGATCAAATACTTATAGTCTTTATTTGGATTCCCTACTTCCTATAACGCCGAATGATAACGTTACTGATAAAGCTTTGACATGGGATATTGGGACACATCAACTCAAAAGCATTTTCAGATATGTGCCGCATATTCAAAGATTCTTTTATGACACTGCTACCACAACACAAACAGCAATTTCTGGTTTACAAACAGTTAAACTTTCAACAGGTCAATTAGTTGGTGTTGCAACAGGATCTGGTACAAATCCTTCTGATGGTGCAAGCTCATCTCTTTGGGCTTATGACAGCTATGATAACGGTCATACGTTTGTAAATAAAAGAAATATTATTCCACTATCAGGAGTTTCAGGAGCTCTTGCAATTTACACTCCATCTATTGTTTTGATTCCTGGCGATACGCTACTTATGGTTTTTACTGTGGCCACAGCAACCGGGCCCACGTATGTTTCTTCGCTTTGGCAATCTAAAAGTTATCGCGGCATATCCTGGTCCGCGCCGATAAAAATCTATGATGGCGGTGGATCTAAATATTTAAATGATGCATCCGGCAGAATGATTAGAACTTTTAAAGGCACTATAATACAGCCGTTTGAAATTTGGAGATTTGATCCAGTACTTTCACCAAATTCTACGTCTGGATTTGACGGTGCACTGGCTATCAGTAATGATAACGGCAGCCATTGGAATGTTCATACAAATGTTTTTGTCGCCCCCGATAGTGGTTGGGTCGAATCGGGGCTGTACCAAACAAATGATAGTATTTTATGGGCATACGCCAGGTCGCCCCGGGGTGGGTGGGCTGTAGGATCTTACTGCACAACAAATGATACCAGTTATGCCACATGGACTTCAGTTTATCGTCTTAATCTTCCAAACCCAAACGCAAATGTTTACATATATCACAATCCGTATAACGATATTTTAATTGCCGCGACGAATGAAATAACCTTATTTCCACAGGGATCAGACAGGCACAAATTAGTTCTATCTGAATTGGCGTATAGTCAGCACAATAAAGATGGCCACAATCGACCGGCAGTAACAAACTCCAATTGGATTTGGAAGCAGGTCTGCATTTTAGATACTGCGTTAGGATCAGGGCAGATGTTTGGTGTTAATCAAATCCGAAACTTAAATGATACGGCCTATGAAATGAATTATATTTCATTAAGTTCTACAAATGCCTGGATTTCTATGAAGGCCGCCATTGTTCCAGTAACTTATTTCCCGACGGAATTCAAAGAGTATAACCCCGAATTTGATCCACAATTATATTTGCATAGGCACAAAGATAGTTTGGGTCAGCAGATGATAATTTTGGATTGGGAAAATAACTACACTGACAATACGAAAAATCATCCCCGGTGGGTTTATAGCCTAAGTAATAATGTAAATAGCGCGACAACATTCACGCCCTCACTTCAAAGTAGTTCAAGTTCAAATTCTTTGTCAGGATTGGTAACTAATATTGATGACAGTGCATCATCCGTAGCTACTTCGATTTGGGATATAAACACCAACGCGATAGGATTGCAAGAAACTACGCTACCATTAATTCATTTACATACTGCCGGGCTAAATGTATTGGATATTAATGCAAATACGATGAAGCATTACGGTACTGGTGGATTTCAATTACCAACAGGAACGACAGCGCAAAGATCAACATTAGCAAGTGGATTAAGGTTTAACTCAACTCTCACACAATTTGAAGCATATTCTACAGAGCATTCAAATAATAGCTGGGCGACAATGTGGATGAGTGGAACCGGATTGCAGACAGATGCCAATATCAAGCAGATGAACTTGACAAGTGTGGGCGAGGCCGGAACGATTACATTTCAAAATGCTGATGCTTCAACTTCAAACTTCAACACCCTTCAATTTAAAAAATCAGTTTCAGGTTCTTTTAATATTGGAACTTCTACACCTGTTGGACAGATTGATTTAAGTACAATGGCTCAGTTAAGATGGATAGGTTCCCCAAATACCACCGGTGGACTTACCACACTTGATATGATTTACAGAGCCTATAATGCAGCCGGAGCCATTAATGAACGCTTTAGGGTAACGGCCGAAGGTGGAGTTTATATCGGTACAGGTGCTCCGACGATTGATCCAGCTTCTTTGCTTACTTTGACTTCAACGACTCAGGGTTTTCGTCCTCCTTCGATGACGGCATCACAAATGACTTCCATAAGTTCGCCCACAGCAGGGACAATGGTTTTTAATTCCGATGCTAACGATTTTTACGGCAGAGAAAACGGAGCATGGACGCCTATAAATTCTCAGGGTATAATGAGATATGTTGCAAAGACAACAACTTACGGGATAGGTCAATTTGATTATTACATTGACTGTACTTCTGGTTCATTTACAGTTACGCTTCCAAGTGCAGTCACGGTTGGTGCAGGTAAAAATTATATTATTAAAAACTCAGGAACTGCGACCACAATAACAATAGCGACAACTTCAAGTCAAACTATTGACGGTTCTGCTCCCGGAGTTTTAACAGGTACTTTAATTCCTTTGAGGGTAATTAGTGATGGAGCAAATTGGAAGTCATGGTAAAATGGATATTGATATTGATATTATTATTTCCATTTTATTCATTTGGGACAACTTATTATTTTTCTTCATCGACGGGCTCTGACGCGGGAGCGGGCACAATAGGTTCTCCCTGGCAAACGATAACCAAGTTCAATACCTTAACTCCCACTTCAGGGGATCAGGTTCTTTTCAAGTGCAATGATATTTTCCCGGCTACAATGGGATTCAGACCAAAAGGAGCCAATTATTATATCGGCTCTTATAGTAC